CCCGACCAAAAGCCGTCTAATGTGCCTATACACAGGGGATTTGCCTTGGTCGTGGCCAAAATGGTCGGCGAAATTTCGGTTTCAATCCTTTACACATTAATATTAATAGGCTGTATCTGAAAAATTATAGATATGGCAAAAAAAAATTATGCTCCAAATTCGAATGACACAATTCTTAGCAGTGTCATTGGCTGGAAACCTCCAGTTTTGCACCAGAAATCAGAATCTTATATCTCTTTCTCGGCGTTTGACCCTCAACTCAACCGAATGAGGATGAAGAAAATCATGCTTAACCATATCAAGGGCAAGCGGAACCAACGTGCCTATGCCGACCAGGTTATTAAGAATCTCACCGAGAAACTTATGGCTGGATGGAATCCTTGGATTGAGGAGCTGCAGCCCCTGGAATATACTAAATGGGATGACGTGCTCGACAGGTATAAGTCTTATCTGGCCAAAATGTGCAACGAGGGTAGTATGCGTGAGGAGACTTATGTCGACTATAGCAGTCGTCTCAGAATCCTGGAGAAATGGAAGCAAGAGAAAAGAATAACTCTCAACTACTCCTACCAATGGGACAGAGGTAATGTTAGCAAGTTCCTGGACTACATTTTCATCGACCGCAATAATACAGTCCTGACCCGCAACAACTATCTTGCCTGGACTAAGAGTTTCTCAGCTTATCTATTAGCTCGAGGGTATATACCCAAGAACCCTACAGAAGGCCTGGAACGTATAAAGAACAGGCAGAAGAAAAGCAGAGATGTCATACCGGATTGCACTATGCAGCTCATCAGAGATTATCTGATGGAGCATAACAGGCACTATCTGCTGGCGTGTGAGATTATCCACTACCTCTTCATCCGCCCTCGAGAGATGTCATATCTCAGAATCTGCGATATTCATGTAAAGACTCAGACAATCACTCTACATGGCGAGAACACAAAGAACGGCAATGATGCCGTGATCACCTTGCCGACTCATGTCATCAAGCTGATGTTGGAACTCAACATCTTCTCACACCCAGGGCAGGACTACCTCTTCTCTGACGGCTTCTGCCCAGGACCAGAGAGAAAGAACGAGAAAATGTTCAGAGACTACTGGACTCGTGTCCTGAGGAAGGAACTGAAGCTCTCACCTCGGTTCAAGTTCTACAGCTTGAAAGACACAGGCATCACCAATATGCTGCGGGCCAATGCCGACGTCTTGTCGGTCAGAGACCAGGCGAGACACTCATCCATACTCATCACAGACATCTATACGCCTAAGGATATACAGACGGCGAATGAGTATATCAAGAACTATCAGGGTATCCTATAATATAATAAGGTGGAGAGCTAACTGCTCCCCACCTTATTATATATATTATGATAGCATATAAAAATATCCCGTGTAAACTGGCTCGATGGCATCGTCCTTTACTTCCATCTCTATCTTCTCGCACACAAATTTCTTGTTGCGGATGATGTATATCTTGGAAGGGTCCGGTATGACATCTGACTTGAACTTGACTTCCATGCAATTTCGATTATCAATTTTGATAACTGAATTATGGAACTTACCAAGTGATATGACACCTGTATTGGTAGAATTCAAAGACAGAGAGAATAATTTTGTGTCCCCTATAGAACTAACTCCTGCATACTGATAATCAGTATTAATGCGGTAATCGGTTATAAACATAGGCCACCTCGACTTATTTCCAACCCAAGAAATATGGCCATATGGCTTGTCATACGCCTGCACTTTGCCTGGCAGAATGAAGAAAACACTCATGACCTCCTCTTCATCTTCGCTTTCTTCCATGCTCGACTCATCATCTATGGCATCCTGTACGGATATGTAGCTATATCCGTCATCATCAACATCGCACTCCTTGGAATCCGCTTCCTTGTCATTAGGTATTGACAACAGGCAACGCTTCTCGTAGTGATTATCTTCTCCTAAGAATGCTGTCTTGAAATTGATATCTTCTACAACTTGCGCTGCTGGAGAGATGCAGAGATCAACGTAATCATCGGAGTTCTGGTCTCTGATAAGCGGTGACCAGTAACCTGCCAACTGCCAGGTCTTGGTATTGTCCTCCTCTACATATATGTAATAGCTGTAGAAGTGCTCGATGATGGTCTGTCTCTTCTTCTTCTCGCTCCATCCCTGTGTTGTCAAGGCGAACTGGTTGCTCTCGCCAAAATAATCTACGCTTTTGACAATATTGAAGTTTCTGAACACCTTCTTGGAGATGCTCTCATAGCTACCTCTATTGACTGAATCATCTAGCTTATACTCCAGGTTAGCGGTTGATGAAGTACTGAAAGAACCGTCCTCGTCATAGTCTGCCGAATATTCATCCAGTGGTTCTATCTCAATTGAATCTACAGAACTCAACTCTGAGGAACTGATGACGCAGCAGGTCTTCTGGGCTTCATCGAAGTAGATGGAGGCATTGAAGAATTTCCGGAATTCTTCAATGAATGTATAAGATGACCAATGTGGAAGCGCCCTGCGCAGTTCACGAGTCTTGTAGGCCGAAGCTATATATAGCTGGCTCCACGGCTTGCAGTCGAAGTCGTTGCGCTTGAGAGTGTATCCTTCATATTCTACCACTTTGCGGAAGATATACATCAAGCTTGGCTGAACTGCCAGGTTCATGATAAATGGTGCATTGTAGCCGATGAACTGCTTTGTTTTATCCACCCCAACAAAATTTGCGATTAGGTCGTTCGTTTCGTCTCTTACTGGCATGAAGCACCATCTACCTTCCGCTCCCAGGAACTCCGAATGATTTTCATTCAGCCTGTAGATGTCTTTAATCTTCAGCTGGTTTTTAAATCCCTGAGAAAAACCTTTATCAATAGTATAACCAGGTTTATCAGCTGTGCCGAATGGAATCTCATCGATGTAGTGCTTGGTCATGCGGTCATTGAATTTGATGCGTGACTTGCCTCCGACTATCTGCAGTTTGATCTCTTTCTCATTCACGGAGAGTATGGTACCGACACCACTCATGATGAGCTGGCTGTTACAGAACAGTTTGCAGTCATCGTATTTGTCGATGTTCTTCTTGACCTCCAGTCGCGAGACATTCTTAAATATGACACGGTTCTCTAGGATATTCATGGGGAAGGTGATGTCATAGGTGTACTCACCATCATCGGTGACATACTGGTTAGCGTATGTCACCTTGATGGATGATGTAGAAATGGGATAGGCCTTATGGCCATTGATGATGCATGTTATCATATTCCACTACTTATTGTTTAAAATGCGCTGATAATCCTGCAGTCTGCGGTGCAGACCTCTACGACCAGATATCGGAACCTCGACCTCAATGCCATCGTCAAGAGTCTGTGTCAGACGGCTGACGGCTGCATTGACACCATCGAGGGACTGGCGTACTTCGGTGTTGTCATTATTAACATTGACTACAGGAGCCACCACGTCACTGCCGCCCTGTCCCAGAGAACGTGTTATGTCATCAGCGGTCAACGAGCCAACTGTATTAGAGCGCTGTGCCCAGTCGATTAGGTCAAGAGCTGGACGGATGGATGAGTTGTTGACGGCATTGTGATTAGCCACGAACTCGCCTTCATGTACGACTCCTGCCTCCTTTCGGTAGCGGTTACCTCCGGTATATCCTCCCTCATAGTAACCTGCTGCCTCTGCCTGGTGCTGCTTCTTGATGGTTGCAATCTGCAGCATACCTGCTGCGGTTGCCATGCCGGCTGCGATTGGTGCAAGCAACCAGCCAGTACCCTTGATGGCAGCTGCAGAAGAGTATGCGTTGATAGCAGCCATGGCGGTAGATGCGATTGCCTGAGCAATCTCGATCTTCATCGCCTTCTTGTTAGCCTTCGACTTGGCAGCAGCCAGTTCCTTGTCACGCTTCTCTTCCAACTTTTTCTTTTTCTTTGAGTTTTTGCCAGCTGCAGCAATCTGTTTCTCGTAGTTCTTGGAGATTTTGGCTTGCTCCAGGTCTGAGCATGCCTGAGCGTATGCTGACGCAGAAGAAAGTATGTTGTTGATGCCGTTGTATGCCGCAGATGTCTGCTGCACCATGTTGTCGAGGAAGTCGGCGGTGACCTGCGCCTTGGCCTGCATGTATGCAGCATGGTTCTGCTTGTCGTTGCCATACAACTCCTTCAATTTCTCCATTGTGTTCTGGTAGTTCTGAATCTGTGAGGAGAAGTATCCACCCAAAGTTGCATTGCCGGTCGACTGGGACTCACCTGCAGCAGCCCTGGCGCTGTTGACCATCTCTGATGACTTATCATTGATCTTCAGCTGAGCGCTACCAGCACCATGATCATCAGCATCAATCTGCGCTCTCTGTGCAGCAAACTGCTTGGTTATCTCCAACTTCATCTGCTGATATTCCTCCTCCTTGATTAATCCCTGCTTGTAGAGATTGTCAAGGCCATTGAGGTACATGGTCTCCTGTGCCTGCAAGTCTTGCTTACTGAACTGCTGACGGAGTTCACGCAGCTGGTTCTGGTATGACTCCTGCATCTGCAGCTGGTGGTCGAGCTCAGCCTGTTCCATCTCAGCCTTCAGATCCAGCCACTCCTCGCTACCCTCTCTGTCTTTGTAGAGTGCAAGACGTTTTTTCATGGCTTCTACATCATTTTTATATAGGGCTTCATTGAGAGCGGTATCATTCTGATAGATAGCTGAACTGGCATCATTGTACTGAGCTTTGATGCTAGCCTCCTTCTGGAGGCGTTCACGCTCAATGGTCTGCTCATTCATCTTCTGAATGGCAGCATCATGCTGCTTGACAACATTGACTTGTTTGTCAAGTAACTGCTTGTACTCATTGCTCTCAGCACCATACAACTGCTTCAGCTTGGCAAAACCCTTAATTTGGATGCTCTGTCTGTCATCGATGAACTGCTGATAGGTTTTCTTGCCTTCTGCATAGGCTTTGGCGTTGTCAGCCAACAGTTCGTTAGTCTCAGCCTTGATGCTATCGGCTGCCTGCTTCTGCTTGCGCTTGGCTTCTGCCTGTCGCTTGCGTGCCTCGGCTGCAGCTGCCTTCTCTGCCTTGGCACGAGCCTTGCGCTCTTTATCAGAAGCTTGATGAGTGCCGGTTGTTCTCTTCTGCTTAATGATGGTACCATCATTGGCCTTGCCATTGAAGCCATTGTTGCGCCATGGTTCCGGATCATAGATTTCGAAGTGCTGGGACTCCAACTCATTAATCTTGGCCATGAGTTTCTGCTGATACTGTTTTTCTCGCTCGATATCCTGAAGAAGCAGGTCCTTGTGTTCGGCTACGAAGTTTAGTTTCTGTGTCTTGCCACCTGCAAATGGGTTGAGGCGATCCCAAAATCGCTTCCAGTAGCCTCGATTGTCGTTATCTCCCTCTCCTAACAGGTCTTCTGCCTCAGCCTGCTTAGCTATAGACTCAGCCAGCTTCTTCTGCAAGCCATCGATGACGATCTTCTTCTTCATCATGTCGATGTACGACTGAATCTGCCTTGTTGCCTGACCTGTGCGAACAGCCTCTTCAGTAATGTTGCCCAGGTGCTGACTCATCAGCTTGCCGTTGAGTTCCTCCAGTGCAGCCTTGCGATCGGACTCGGCACTGGTATTTGACTGGATAGCAGATACCAGGCGCATGATGGATGCCTCCTCTTCTGCTGCCTGCTTGTTGGCATCTGTCACGGCATCATTGTAGTCACGCTGAGCCTGCTCAGCTGTTCTCGTCTTTTTAGAGAGTGTGACGATTGCGGCTGTCAGACCGGCAACAACAGCTATCACGGCTGTGATAGGGTTGGCCAACAATACCTTGTTCCACAACATCTGCGCTGCGGTGGTCAGTTTTATCTCACGTGTCAACGCCATCTGAACAATTGCCATGGTCTTGAGAGCAGATGTCTTGAGCCCCACAAGGACGAGATGCGCCTTTTCGCGTAGAATCATGATGTTGAGCCATGCCATCTGCGCCTTGTCTGCTATCAACTTTGCCTTAGATACTGCAGTATAGGTGACGATGGCAGCTGTCAGCACAATTAATATGCGCCAATAATCTTTGACGAAGTCAACGAGTGTTGAGAGTGCTCGGACACCTAGACTGGCTGCAGATATGCAATATCGTGCTGCAGGATAGAGTTTCTGGCCCAGTTCGATGGAGAGATCCAGGAACTTCTTGCTCGCCTTGTCAAGTTGAGCCTGTACATTTTCGTTCTGTGTTTCGAACTCATTGAGGACGGATGTGCCTTCGGAATATGCTTCGCTTGCCAGGTCCTGGGCAGTCTTGATGTCATCGAGCTTGTCTGCGAGGACGGTGAGGACACCTGTCGCTCTGGAACCATCCATCTTCATTTCCTCGAACATAGGTGCGAGGTCTGCGAATCCACCCTTGGCTCGCATGGCTGCCAGGAATTGGAGGAGTGCGCCATTGGCGTCCTCCTTTAACGTCTTTGCGAATTCCTTGACATTTAGACCTGCAATCTGAGCAAACTTTGCGGAGTCCTGGAACATTTTTGCCAGAAGGTTCTGCACAGCTGTTGCTGCCGTTTCATCTTGCTGCATGTTCTGGTCAAGGACAGAAGCAAGACCCATGATCTGAGCCTGTGTAAAGCCTGCCTGCTTGCCAACACCTGCAACACGGGCAGTGAAGTCAACCAGATAACCGGCAGAGGCAGAGGAATTCTGAGCCAGCTCATTGACTGCAGAACCAGTCGCCAACATGGCACCTCGCAGACCCTTGGTTTTGTCTTCGCCGAACATCTGGGCGAGTTTACCGATTTGGGAGACGGCTTTATCGCCGAGATCATCACCGAGGGCGACATTGATTTTATCGGCTCCATCGACGAATTCCTCAACTGCAGCAGTCGAGGTGATGCCGAGTCTTCCGGCATCTTCGGCCAGTTGGTTGAGCTTCTGGCGAGGTGTGCGGGTATCCATCTTCTTGAAGTCTTCGTTCATGCGCTCAACCTCCTCGGCTGCCTGACCGGTATATTTGCGGACGTTGGTCATCTCATCATCCATCTTTGCATATTCCTCTACGCATTTCTTGACGGTGAAGGTGATGCCGGAGATGGCAGCGACGGCTCCCAGGGCGATGCCCTGCATGCGGTTGAACCAGTCCGCAGAGCGCTTGATCCAGGACTCCTGAGCAACTCCCTCGGCTCTGACTGCCTGCAGTTCTGCCTTCAGCTGCTTCGCCTTCAGCTCCATCTGCTTGAACTGCTCGGTACCACGCTCCATGCCCTTCATCTGTTGGTTGATAGCCTTGATGGAGTACTCCAGGTCACGGATGGATGTGGTCTTGAGGTTGGACATGGTGTTATTGACCAGCTGCATTTGTCTCTTGGTCTCCTTGATGTCCACATTGGTGCTGTCTATCTCCTTGTCATATTGCTGCATGAGGGTGACCACCTTCTGCTCACTCTGGCGGATGCGCTCCAGTTCTGCCTCTACCAGCTTCAGCTGCGAAGCTCGAGAGGCGTACATGGTAGATGTCGGGTCGTAGTCAGCCATTTGGCTACGTAGCTTGGAAGCTGTGAAGTTGAGGTCATTGATTGACGCATGCTTTAGGTTTGACACCGTTGCGGTCATGCGTCTTGCTTCCTCATCAGCCTTGCGTGTTGCGCCCTTCAGTGCAAGCATCTGCTCCTTGACCTTGGAGAGTTGAGCGTCCAATTTTGCGAAGTCTGAAGGATCTGACGCTGCCTTCATTTGCCCCTTCAGATGTCTAGCAGCCTTCTCCAGCTGTCCGAGGCTTGCACTAGACAGGTTGTCGAGTGTCTCCTTGACGCTCATTGTCGAGTTCTTGAATTGCTTCATCTCTCGCTCTGCGGCCTTCAGATCTTTCGCAAGAGATGCGCCTAAACGGGAATCGCCCGCCGAGAAGGCATCTTGTTTTGCCTTCTTCAGACGAGCGACTCTGTCCTCTAACTCTTTGAGTCGGTTTTTTGCCTCCTCTGAGTTGAGCTTGATGACTGTTGTATATACCTCTTGTCTTGCCATTATCGGGTGACTTGTATATAGCTGTTATATAATATGTTGGAATGGGGATTGAAGTTGATGACCTTGATGTCATAGCCTCTGGTGCCCCATCGCCACCAGAGGAATCTGTGCTTGTACTGTCTGTAGACGATGGTCTGGAGACTGTCTCTCGCCTTGTATGTCAAGATGGAGTCTGCCGTGTTGAGACGGAGACTAAGCCATCGGTCGCTGTAGGTATAGACTGAATCGCTGCGGTCAGTCTTGACCGTATCAGCAGTACTCAGACTCGTGCGCTGGTCTGCCATGACCTGGCCAAGACGAATGTCCAGGTCATGGAGCAGTTGGCGGTCGTAGGCTTGAAGTTTGTACTCCTCTTCCTTCATCTGCAGCACCTGCTGCGTGATGACTGTGACAGAGTCTCGGATGGTGTCTCGCTCGGCTGGAGCATACTGAAGTTTCAGCCCATTGAGCTGTTCTTTCAGTTCCTGCTCCGCTTGCTGCTGTCGATGGTCAAAAATCCAGAAGCAGGCGATGATGACCAATATCACCGATATGGCCATGATGATTGACTTGAGATGTTTCTGCATAATCCTAGTTTTTTAGATGTCAGCATACTCAGGAATGGCATCGAAGCATGGACATTCCTTGATGCGCTCCCATGGATCGACCACTCCATTTTTGTTCTTGTCAGGCGAGATGTCACGATGTCCCATGATCTTGGCATCAGGGTAGCGTTGGCGCAACTCCTTCAAGAGTTGACGAAGTCCAGCCTTCTGCTCTTCTGTTCTGTTGTCGATAGCCTTGCCTGTGCGGGATATTCCACCCATGTACGCAACGTTGACTGAATCGAAATTGTGCCCCTTGACTCCATTGGACGGCAGGTCTTCTGTCATGAGCTGCGTGCGTTTGCCATCTGCGGTAACGACCCAGTGGTAGCCTGGATAATGCCAGCCTTTGTCTCGGAACTCCTTGAGCAAGGCATCGACAGACCATGACTGTCGGCTTGCTGTACAATGAACGAAAATTTTCTTAATCTTGCGTGCCATTTTTGTTGTTGAAATATTTATTGATAATGTCTTTAACTCTGGTGTCAAAAGTCAGTGCGAAACCAAAGACGGTTGCCACGTAAACCAGACTCTGCCCAAAGTACCACAAGACGTTAGACGTGACGTCGTGGGACATAAAAAAGCTGATGTACACGAGCACAATGCCAGCAAGCAGAACTATGCCAGCAGAGCTGTAGTGTATCCAATCCTTGGTATTTCTCTGCATATCTGTACCTGATTAAATCTGGCACAAAGGTACAGATAATATAAGAAATATAAAAATACGGCAGGAAGAACTATTGCCCTCCTGCCGTATCTGATAACTATGAGATATCTCTGTCGAGTAATTCTCTGGCCATCTGCTTAGCCTGCTCTCGCCACTCCTGGAATACCTGGTACTCTGTCTCGTGCTCCTTGTTGCCGTCGCCGTGGTTGCACAGGATGGCTTCGACATCGCCCTGACTGTACTTAGTACGAACCAGACCATTCACGAACTCGCGATAGCTTGCCGACTCAGCCTCAATTTTAGTGGAGCCGTCAATCTCTGTCCCCTCATAGCTGTAGGCTGTCACTGTCTCACTATCGCCATCAGACTCCGACATGGTGGTGTCTGGGTGATAGTTTTCTACTTTCTGCTCACTCAGGAACAGAAGAAAATGCTTGCTGTCATATCTCAAGTATGACATGCGGCAAAGATAAAATTTCTTGTGCATCTAGATAAACTTATAGAATTTCTTTCCAAACTTGTTGGTGAGTTCCGCTGCAACGGTGTAGAATCCCTTTTCCAGCAGCTCCCACTCCTTGCGTGCCTGGTCAACCAGAATATCTGAGCCAGTAAAGAGCCACCACGACTCAGGTTGCCAAACTGGCTCCTCAATCTCATCGCCATGTTCATCGAGTTGTCCTGTCTTCCGGACGTGATCGATGAAACGGAAGCGGATGGCGAGGCGGTCCTTAGGCACCTTCTTTGTGACTATGTGCTTGACGCCCTGGTCATCAACTTCTTCAACCTGCTCCATCTTGAAGTCGACTCTCGACTTATCTATCTTGTAATCCTCTATGAGGATGAGGAACTTGTCATAGTCCTCAATGTTGTGGCACAGGATATCGCCTGGATGCTTCTTCTGTGCCATGCTCATGCCCTCGAAGGGAACCTCTCCCTTGCGAGCCTTCACAATCTGACCATACTTTTTCATACCGATTTTATTTAATAAGTTTTTTGTATCTGCGTGTTTGGCTAGGCCAAGCCTGGATGCTGCCTTGCGCCGGATCTGTTCATCGCTAAGTCCACGTTTGCGCAATCTTGCAACCTGGGCACAGAGTGCCTGCTTGGTGCGCTTGCGCAAAAGAGCATGGTCGGCAAAGATCTTCTGTCCACAGAAGTCTATGCCGTCACATGTACGATGAATATTCCAACTCTTATTGATGCTCAGCTTCCAGTCTCTAGCCAAGTGCATGACTGCAAGCTCCGCCATAAGGCGTAAGAAGACCTTATCTTCATGCATGATGAAGAAATTGTCCATGAATCTATAATAATGTTTGAGCCCCTCGCGGCAAAAACGGTCGAAGCGCTCATTGAGGGATTTTACCCCCCCACATTTAAAACGATAGCTTGCTGCTCCGAGCGGCATGTGAGGAGCATGTCCGTGACGTAGCGAGCCTGCCAATAACCGTGTTTTTCGGGGTCTTGGAGTATGTCGAAACACCGCATGGCGAGATAGTCAAACCTCGCCAGAAACAGTTGCCCCAAAAGTTGTGTAAGCTTGACGCCCAGTACAATGCCATTGGCATAGCTGTCAACGACCTCGTCGATGAAAGCAAGTAGCTTGCGATCCTTGATATACAACCTGTACTCTCTCTTGAGCAGATTATGCTCAACATTTTGGAAATAATGATGTATATCCATGGGCAAGCAATAGAATGTCTCCTTCTGTGGCGAGGTATAGATATCCTGCTTGATAATCTTGTAGAAGAAATGCGTGCCACGACCCTTGGTACCAGCTGGACTGTTGAAAGGAATCTTGGCTCTCAATTTATCTTCACTGGTGTGCATGGCTGCATGCTGAATGACATGATCGCCAACAGGCAACTTATTGACTATGCGATGCTTGGGTTTTTCAACCGGCTTGGCCTCATAGTCTGATGTATGCCATGTCTGATGAACATATGCATTTAGCAGGGCTTGAAGATTTGCTTCAAACTCTGCCTCAAACGCTTTTACTGAGAGACGGGACTTCTTGTGCCTCGAAAAATCAAAAAATGCTTCACGAAAATTTTGCAAAGTCTCAACCGCCTGTGAAATGTTACCTAACCTCTTCACTTGCTTTAAATTTTTATGTATATAAAAAAGGTCGGTGTCTGATAAATGTCGGTGTCTGTGTCTGTTGTCTGCTTTTATGATGTCCTAACTTTCGACCGGATGACCCATTGTCATCATCTACTAGCTATTCTGCTAAAGTGTATATTTTGCCATGAGGCAAGGCCTGACTCCCGAAATCACTGCAGCTAAGCAAACTAACCTGCAGTATCTTATTAAGTTGAGGGCCGCACCGTAGTTCACATTGGAATCCGAGACAGCATTGTTCACGTTGAGCGTCGAAAGACCGCATTGACCACCATTGTTAGCGTTGCCACCGCGAAGACACAGGCGAAAACCGGCGCAGGAATCACAGCCTGGTTTGAAAACCGCCTGCAAAGGTACTGAAAAAAATCGGAATGAAAGAATGTCAAAGAGCGAATTTTCAAAAAAATCGACCGCCCAAGGGCGGTAGGGTTTGCTCGCTACGCTCGCAGGGTGCTCAGGATTGCCCTTGGCTCCTCTTGGGAACCTTGGTCAATCCTGCTCACTCCTGCTCACGTCAGCACACCTCGGAACACTTTAGGCCGCCTCGTAATACACTGGTTCCAATGACCACTCGGATGCTGCTTCGCAGAGGGCCGCACCGTAGCGCACAGAGGAATCCGAGACAGCATCGTTCACGTAGAGCGTCGAAAGACCGCATTGACCACCATCGTTAGCGTCGCCACCGCGAAGACACAGGCGAAAACCGGAAGTTGCTTTTGACGTATTCCAGAAATAACTAGTCGAATAGGTTGACTCAGTTGCACCAATCTGCGTACAGAAGTTCTCCAGATGTTCCATCGACCAGGTCTTGATAAATCCTTCACCACCACCTGGTGACTTGCTCAACGCCTTCATGCCTGTAGCATTACCGATAGTCCATGAGCCGTAAATAGACGGAGCGACAAGGTGGGTCATGGTCATGTCACTATTCACCTGGCAGAACTCATCATCCATCATTCGCCATAGATTGCCGAAGCCGTTTTTTAAACCGAAGAAACATGGTATCTTGGCATTATAGACCGTTGTCCCTGCATCATTTTTTACGGCATAGGTCGCTTCTCCACATGAATCACCAAGTTCAATGCCTGCACTCATTGGTGCAACTGGTCGCCAACCATTGTAGGTTTCCCAGTTCGGCATCTGCGTCAAGCCTGTTCCGAGTCCACCTTGGAAGAGGCCGTTGGCATCCTTGTTGGCATTGACTGCATCCTGATCATAATGTGTACCGAAAATGACACTGAACAGAATTGCAACAATGGATGTATGTCGCATGGTTGTGCAAAGCCAACCCTTGCCATTCTTACGCGCTGCAGCTCTGAACTGCTCTGTAGTCATAGCGGTAGCAGGTCTGCCCAGCAACGTATTGTTTTTGCCATCATAGGTAGCATTGTTGTCGCCTCCACGATAGTTGGCCGCATCATTGATGTAACTAACCAGGCGTCCGGTACTACGCTCAATAGTAGCGAAGCCTGCTGCTGAAAGACTGCCGATTGGTATCTCAAGATTGTATTCACCTGGTATTGGCTTGATGCCAATCTGCTCATAGTGCAATCCGCCAATATCCTTGATGACAACGTAGAATTTACGTCCCCAGCCCCACTGATAGTGACCCTCTGTACCATCCAGTCTTGCCGGTTCACCATTAGCATATCTGTGGTGATCCTTGCTGTCGAGCTTCCTACGGCTGTGGTCATTCTTGACCAAGTATGCGCCAAGTCCGAGGATGTATGGCAATTCCTTCAGCAATTCAAGTGAGCCAATGTATGATGCCGCCTTAGGCGTTGCGTTATTTGTGTCCCACACTCTTCCGCACCAGGCATGCTGACCTACAGCAAGGTCAGCCTTAAGCGCATCCATGCCAATTCTAGTGACATTGCCATTTTGGTCTGCCAGCAGCACGCTCTGGTTGCTGTTGGCGGTTGTGACTTTCGTCACGGAGTTGAATTTTTTACCTTCCATAATTATTATAATATTTTTTTTAGCAAACTATTCCAATCACTATGATACACGTGCCCTAATCCGTCACTATAATCAATCCAATCCTTGCTCAAAAACAGATGACTTTCATTATCTGTCCCCTCATCAGAGTATATTCTTAAACCAAATTCTGGATCTATATTCACCCGTTTCCTTCCACCAAATCCAAATAAATCCATTGTCGCAATTCGACTCAGCGTATCACCATCTGACTCAAATTTAACCTTGAAAAGGTCTGTCATCTCTGCATCTGAGCCTGGCAAATTCCAGTCATCATCATTAACTGAAGTTGGTCCACGCATGACAAGGTAACCCTTATCAGCATTCATTTCGATTTCATTCCAGGTCTTCTCATTTCTAGACTTGAAATTACCTGTTGCCTTAATGTTCTCAAAATTACCACCCTTGCAATCGAGATTTCCGTCCTTAGCTCTGAAGACAACATTGCCGTCCTTATCCTTCATCTCGATTGTTCGGACACCTAAATTTTCAACAATCTGAAATTGCGATAAGATGATATTGGCGACAACCAGTTCAATAGGGCTTCCAAGTCGCCAGTAGCCATTGTTGGTATCCTCGTTACTGCCTGGGTAGTTAGTTGCAGTCTTGACGTGACTCTTGATGCAGCTATAATAACCGGATTTGTAGATGACTGCATCCTTCCACTCCTCGCCTGCAGCACCTGCCTGGAAGCTGTAGCCATTGCCGCAGTTAGACCAAGACTGCGGTCCTCGAAGTGTTGCTCCAGTCTCTCCCTTAGCTCCAGGTTCACCATCTTCAACGGTAATTATAGGTACCTTATATGTATAGGATATCCCATCTACTCCAACTAATATGTCTAGCGCATCGTTGACTATAGTATTTTTTTCTATAGTTATCTGTAAGCGTCTCCCTTTTTTATATTTGACACTACGCATGCTGACGCCTGTAGTATCTTTGGTCAAGTCACAAGATACAATACAGTCTTTTTCCATGCCAGCTTCGAATGCCTGCACGTCGATGCTATAAGATCCGACGAATTGAGACTTCTTGTGAACGATAGACGACATGGATAGTTGTATGTTGATGGCATCCTTGCCGGCAGCACCATGGCACATCGGTGTGGACACCTTCTCACTTCCATCGGTGTAGTAGAAGTGTGTCCGACTCCAGATATAGTAGCCCTTGCGCCACTGAGGAGCAGTTGTCTGCCAACCCTCTGTCGGAGCTGTAGTCAGACTTGTTGACTCCGCATACTCCACGTCGGTATTGGATATGCCAACACCGACGCGGAGGAACTTAATCACTCTTGTGATAACTGACATAGACTATTTAACGGATTGAATTGTTAATGCTACGTTGCTGTAACCTGCGTGTATGCAGTCTTCTCTCGTCACAGCGAAAGAACTCAACTGGACAGTAGGCTTGCGTGCCGCTTCGGTATTGAGGACAACACCGGAACCGGATTTCAGCGTGAAATAGAATTTAGTTTCCACCGCTTCTGACTTGCCTCTGACAATCATGCGAGGTGTGTAGGTCACAGTGCCATTACCTGCCTCGTCCTCGCTGATAGACTCATCAGCGGGTGTCGGGTTCGGCTCGATGTCATACGGATCCGACGCGTCGATGACTGTCTGGAAATCAAATCCCAGCAGATTATCCTTGCCCATGGCCTTGTCATTGTAGACCTCTACCATGTATTCGCGAGTACAATCGACCTCGGATGCCTTGACAGTAATTGTCTTACCATTAGCTCCTGCAATCTGCTCCCAACCCGTGATGCTGTTGATGGCTCTGTACCACTTATAATATAGCCCTGATGTCAGGGTCTCGTTGGCCAGCGTGGTTCTGGCTTCGAGCTGGCAGCTATCATCCTTGTTGTTGAGCACGAAGTTGTGTGTATCGCTTGCAGGAGCCTTGATTGACACTCGATAGGCTACGCCTGTGTACGGACCGACCGGAATCTCGTATACAGCCTGTACCTCATCGGTAATCTCCTGCTGGTTGGATCTCTCGGATATCTTGCCGACCATTTTGATGTTGATGGCTGTAAAATTGGATGCCTTGACCAGGTTGTTGCATATCTTCAGCCCCCAGAAAAACTGCGAAGCACTTGGTCTGATAATCTCAAAGAGGCCTTCGAAGAGACCGGTCGATTTGCCGGAGCTGTTGAACGGTATCTCAGTCTCGTTGAAGAAGAACTTCATGGAGACAGGTGTCGTGACACCATCTGCAGCCCTCGATGAGATGACTACGAAATAGAGCTTAGGCTGCGACTTCGAGAAGTCGGGATAGACGGTTACGACATCACCGTTTTTCTGGTACTCCTGGTAGAGATCTCCATCCGGAGACTGAATAGATGGCGTGAATGTTCCCATCTTCTGGATGAACGTGATGTTCACCGATTTGCTTGCACTACTCATTCTTTGCCTCCTCTCTCATGATGAATCTGCTGTCTATAGCAACAGGCAGCTTGTTGCACACTTTGCCGTCCTGCTCCTTACGGGCTGTCTGGCCATCCATGGCGATAGCGCCAATCTTGGACAGCGTTTCCTCAAACACGATAGGATCCCCAAGCGGCAGGATGTCCTGGCACCACAGAAGAAAACTGCCATCCTGCAGTTCTGTTCTGTCCTTGGTCAGCTGAAGAAACTCTGCAACCTTTCGGTTTGCCTTGATGTATCTTTCCATATTAAAAAAAAATAATTATTAGTGAAAAATAAACGGATTGCCGTCTGCGTCTACGAAGACCTTGCCGTCGGCATCCATAGCCAGAGCTAAGGGTTCGAGGTCTTTGACTTCCAACGCGAGTATAGCTCCTCTGTTTGGGTCCAGAAGTTCTGTAGGAACACTCGGAGACATGCCATGTCCGACAAGGACAGCATTCTCGAAGTGTACCGAATTATTCGGTGCCATCCACCAGAGTACCTGCAGCTCTCTCGTAGGGTTTGCTATTTCCCCTACATTGTCAAAAATAGTTGCCCTTGGGTTTACCTCCTTCGTGTCAGGCAGCACCTCATCGACCGTATCAAGCATGTCGTAATCGTAGAACGGAATTCTCCGGACGATGTTGACTATCTTGAATGGTGCGGCATCAGACAGTTCTACGCTTTCCGGATTGCCTGCTGCAGAGTATCTTGCTCTACACCTGATGCAGATGCGCTTACCCATCAGAGAGCGGTCTAGCGTGACGGATGCACCATCAGCAGATACCTTGATATCTAAATCATCTGCAGTAATGGCAGAGAACTGCCCTCTATCACGGAGAATTTCCCAGACGAACAGTCTCTTCTCCTTAGCGCACTCTTCAGCCCCTAGGCGCAGAGAAGCGCTAAGGAGAAGCTTGTCGGCATCACGGAGCGGGTTGTAGTAGCGGTCTCCGCTTGACAGCAGGAGCGTCGGCTTGTTGATGGTCGCATTCTTGCAGTTGATGGAGTAGTCCATCGTAATATTGCGTACCTCGTTTGTTCGGGTGTCCAGGTACTTCGCCTTGAAACGGAGCAGTATCGGCTTCTGCGGTGCTGCGTTGATGTACCAGAGCAGCTTGCCTGCATCATTGCCTGACGATGTGATGACATGCTGCTTTGGTATCGTTACCAGCGCATTTCCCTCCACTCCGTCTACAACTCTGTACCAAGCGATGTCGGTCAGTTCGCTGTTGACACGTCCACTCTTGAGTATGCCATCTCGGTCAATCATGCTTATAACCGGCTGCAAGGCGCATGGTGTCAGCCTGTAATCAGGAGAATACTCATCCTGATCAGCATCATAGGTCTGTTCGAGCGGAACGCTGCCTGATACGGACTTGGAGTAATGTACCTGCAGAGGCGTGTACTTGATGTCTAATCTTTTGTATTTCATTTTTTATATGTTATTAAACACATTCCAGTGTGATGGAATCTTGGGCGACCTCATCGCCCAGGCCATCACGAAGTTTAACAGTTGCCGTGAACTTAATCTTAGCCGGAACTCCCTCGCTGTCGACGGAGAGGTCTGACTGTGTCAGGACGATTGCCTTGCCTGCCTTGGCTCCGACTTCGAGTGTCCAAATGTTGTCGCTGGTTACTCTCTGTTCACCGGCCTTGTTCTCCGTGTATCTGGTCCAGGCTACGTCGCTGTCGAGAATATCTGAGGTGATATCCTGGCCGTAGAGCGTAGCAACGATAGTCAGCGGAGCCCGGAAGTTGTCGAAGTCATAGATCGTCTCGTCTTCGAGAAAGTCAATGGTGAAGGCAGGATTGCCCTCTATCATCGCCCAGTCGGTATTGTTCCATCTTGGTGCGGTATGTGTACCGGTCATCTGGCATCGCCACTTGCATCCGGTATACCAGACGTCGGAGGTCTCGTATTTACCGGTTTCCGGATTGAGAGCTGAGCTGAAATATTCTGCCGCCTCTGACCATGGTCCCCGGTCTACATAATCGACAATCGGCTTGCCATGATAGTCAATCTGTATGATATCCTGGGTGATGATGCCGGCTGCATAGAGATAATCCCTGCCCTTGACGATAGGAAGGTCGAGCGACTTGACGAACTCAGGCATGTCGCCGAAGACCATGCCGTAGTTGTAATCATCCAGTATCGGCTTCGTGACGCCCGTCAGCTTGACGATGCGCCCCTCGGAACTGGAGATATAGAAGCAGCTCTGAAGCGACTCATCGGTCTGGTTGCCGTAACGTGCAATGTTCATCAGCTCGCACGGCGGGAAGTTCTTGCCTGCCGGAACATCGGCATCAGGATAGAGGGTGACTTCGATGTAATTCTTAACCGCGTTGACGCTGTTGACTCTCATCCATGAGGTGTAGTAATCAGCCGAGGTGCCAGAATTGGCTGCCGAGGCGATGTTGTTGACCACGCCCTTGATGACGTTGCCCACATGCTGCGCCGTGAAGTATCCACTATACTTTGAGCGGAGGTGCAGGCCATAGCAGTTATCACCCAGGCTGTCAACGCTCTCGATGGTGTCGCTTTCGGTGAAGAAAGTGTCACCCTCCTGCGCTGACAGGCGGTTGACAATCAGCTCCATGACCCGCATGTATGTGCGGACGGTGATGCTCTCAACCTCTGCGTTGCCATTGGCATCGACCTGCGCGCCCTTGCCGTTGTACAGCCCGGAGACGAAGTCACCGAACTGTGCACCCGCCTTGAGCTGCGCCATCTGCTCGGAGATGAGTCCCTGCAGGAAGGTAATCATGCCCTCGGCTGCATCGTCATGCTTGCGGCTGAGGAAGGCATCGGAGGTTTCGTCAGCACAGAAGTGCAGCAGCGAGAGGAAAGCGTTGCCGATGCGGTTTGCCGTGTTAGCCTGCAGGCGCCGCTCGTCTCTGATGCCCTCGAAGAGGGACTGAAGTGCACTCTTGTCTAATTTGTATGCCATTTGCTATTTTTGTTGCAAAGATAATATCTCGATGGAATCGGTAAAAATACGCTCCCTAGAGGTTGCGTGCTGCTCCTATGCCCCTGAAGATCTCGGTGAGGGCTGATGCCATCAGACCATTGTACCGGTCGCCGTAGAAGGTTGCCTCATGCTCGTTGAGCTTCATGACAGATGAGTAGTACTTCTGAGAGAACCAGTCACGGCGGCCTTTAGGTTCGCCACCGGCGACACGACCGCCCCAGGCTGGACCCACCTTCTTCGGTTTATCGAGATTGTTGTCTCGGCGGTATTCATCGCCCAGGAAGTTGAGGTCGCCGTTGTTGATGCGGTGGACTTTCTCGCCTCCCTGTGCCTCGGTCCACTTGTACCACTCATGTGCCGGACCTACACCTGCAGCTACATAGATACCGTACTGCAGGAAGTTGTGCTCAATTGTGGTCACAGAGCCCTGCTCCAGGTGCGCCTTGATGGAAGCGTATAGGCGGCCGGTATCGATGGTACGAAGCCGCTCCATGCGCTCTCGCCAGTAGTCGCCCATTGCATTAGCCCATCCTCGCTCATATCTGAGGAGATCGTCTATTTCTGCGTCTGCCATAGGCTCTCGTCATACTGAATGTCGATAGGTTCGTCTGATGTGACCATGAAGTAGAGTCCTGTGACGCCATTCATGGACCATCTGCCCAGTTCGCTCGAATAGACCTGCGTGAGGTCCAGGAACTCCATCTGTCCGTCGTATGCCTCTCGGCTCTTGTCGTATAGCATGCGACTGAGGAACTGGCGGAAGATATATCTGCAGATATTCATTTTCGCCTCTCGGTCTGCCATGTCATCGCGCCGGTACCCTGCCAGGATCCAGACGGTATAGACGTTGCGGTCGAAGAAGCCCTCTCCGATGGAATGGGTGTTGCTGTCAACGGTGTCTGACACCATGATGAAGTTGGATGCCTTGCGGAACTGCTGCATGACTCCTTGGATTGAATCAGGTCCCGAACACTCTGTTGCGACGAAATTATAATCCCTGCAGGTTCTGCATTCGGCAGCCAGCTGCTTGAAATAGGCGATGGAATCGAAGATTTTCTCTGTCATGTGCTGTAAATTTAACTATTTTGCCTGTTGCGTTTCTTGAACTCCTCTGCCTCCCGAGCCTTGTTGTCCAGCTCTGTGAGGGCAGCCCAGCAGTCTGTATTGTAGACTGCCTGCAGTTTGGTCACGTCACCATCGGTAAGTGCCCTGATCTGCGCCTGCATTGCTGGCAGGATGTCCTCACGCCGCAGCTCGCCGCCCTCTCTGGCTGGTCTGAAGAAGTGAGGGAAATTGGCGGCAAAATACTCCTTGACACTCGAGAACCACATGAAGACTCCGAGGAGTTCGTAAGGTTCAAATTTAGCGGTTTCATTGGCAGAACCGCCTGCTGTTCTGTACATGAGTTGCGCCATCTTCAGCAGGAATCTGTCCTCCTGCTTGAGCATGAAAAGCTGGTAGTTCTTCTCGATATTGAGGTAATCGTAGAAGCTTATTTCGTGAAGCAGGCTGTTTACTGCCTTCAGCTGAACGTCACTTGCGACCTGTAGAGGCCGAAAGTCCGTAAAGGAGTCGATGAAATCGAAGTTTTTGAGCAGAGAGAGGATTTCAGCAGCGCTGATGTATAGGACTCTCTTGCGCACTTTTCCAGTCTTAGCATCGCCATTTTCACCGCTTTCATCGCATTTAACGCTGCATTTCCACCCGGTTCTGGTGTACTTATGTACGGTAAGTCCGCAGAACCTTGCGAGAAGGTAGCATTTGATAACGGTATGATCCTGGAACGTCGACATGATGCTAAGGACATAGCGCAACTGTTCCTCTGAAAGTTCCGCCCACGTTGACGGCGCCTTGAAATTGAACTCTTGTGTACCATCTTTATGAATTAAAAACGAAGGCAGGTTTTGATTTTTCATTCTGAAATTCTTTGAAATGATTAGCCTTATATGCCGATGAATTCGCATATAACGGGAATTTATCGAGATTTGCATCAAAGTATCTGAGCAGTCTCGCACGCTCGTTGGAATAGGCTGTCAGCAAACCCTCAGCCAGGAAGATCATGCATCTGCGCACCTTGAAGATGATTTCTACAGCTTTGTCATCCTTGTCCTTGGCTCCCCGCTCCATCTCTAGCAGATCATCCATCTGCTCGTCAGATATGACCCTTCGCATCACCCCATCAGCTTCGTAGAGTGCTGACAGTTTATCCTTCCACAGCTTGGATGATAGCTCCTGCTTCACCTGGAAGGCATACTGCTCGATGCTGAAGACTAGAAGCGGTATGCTCATCTTCGCCTGCAGGCTCTCACCCCACCCTTCTGTTGCAGACAACCAGGTAATCATTTCGCCCTCTGCCTTCAAGCATGCGACCATACACTGCTCTATCAGCGCCTCTACTCTCGCAGATGATGCAGGAGAGACCTCGTTGTTGGCAACTACTCCGAAGCCTGTCGGAGTGAGTACCAGGTCGAGATGGCGAACGTTGCCGAGGAATGCAGTCAGGCACACTGCCTTGACAACTGCAGCCGATAGCCGTTCATTTGTCTCCAGCGCTTCCTCACCAACGTAGCCGAGGAAGCGCTTCTGAATATTGTTGTATGCCTCATAGAAATGAGGTCTCACAGACTCGAACACCTCAGAGTGCGAGCTTGTCGCTACGAGGATGCTCTGCTCGAAGTCATCCTTGCTGATTTGAATCTTCATTTTTGCCATTATTGTTTGAGACTATTGATGTCTGTTGGTCCTTATTTTTGTCTAGTGTCGTGAGTTCTATCATCGGCACGTCTACGGTCACTCCTCGGTCGGCATAGCCATTGTAGTGGGAGATGACGTGGTAAGGCTTGCACATGATGTCGTGGCAAGCCTTCTCGAGCGACTGCTTGAGGATGAAGAGCTCTCGCTTGTCTGAGCCGGAATTGTTCATCTGACTCTTGCCTGGCGTGGCTCCGATGAGGTTTGGATGCACGCCATACGAGAAGCAGAGGGCATTGGATGCCTCGCTCATGTCGTCTGCCCAGTCGCCACCCTCCTTCTTGCTGCCCTCTGAGAGGTTGATGATGCGCACCATGCGCTGCTCCTTGCCGTTGGGGTCGAAGTAGTAGCCCGTGATGAGTGCCTTGCCTGCATTTTCCGGTCCGCACACGAAGTTGATGATGTTGTCCTTCTCCTGCAGGATGCGCTCCTTGCGCTTATCCGGGTCGATGATGTCCTCGTTGTTGCAGAGCTCTTCCCAGTAGTCGCGGTGCACCTCTATCTGGATGCGAGGAGCGGACGTGTTCTTGATCATGTAGCGCTTGCCGATACCGATGAGTCGGTAGATGTCGTACCAGGCATCGTCGAAGACGCTGGCATAGTATGGTATCGGATAGTACTGCAGTCCGGGTGTCGGGATGCGGGATATGATGGCAAACTTGCAGTCCTTGCCCATCTCGGGTGCCTTGCCCCTGATGCCTGTGTATGGGTCGGGAGCCTTGCCCATGCGCGCCATAAGGTCGCCCAGCGGGTCGTAGAAGTCGAGCAGCGGAATGACCTCGGTATGTACCGGCGACATGATGTTGCGGAAGTCACCGAAGAAGACATGCTCTATGCGCCCCTTGTCATTTGGTACCTCCAGGCGGCAATAGGAAACGTCCTTGTGGCGGATATTGACAATCTTGGAGTGGTCACGGCTTAGGATGATGACCTCTACCGACCAGAAGAAGAACTTCATGTCGGTTGCCTGCTGCATGAAGACCTCATGGATGGAGTTCTTCAGGCAGAAGTCGCGGATCTCGCTGTCGTTGGTGTCCTGCTTGGTCTCCCGGTCCATGAAGCGTAAGCCCTGCCCGTAGCAGCACTGGACGTTGAACGCCATGGCTCGCTGCGCCACCATGTTGCGGCGCATCAACTGCTGCAGGATGTATGGCATGTCGTTGTCATCGCCATAGTTGACATACTCGAAGAGTTTGCCGTCTGAAGTCTCCAGGATGCCCGTGGTGGCATCGCCCACCTCTCCGGAACCCAGGAAACTGGTATCCTGCCCATACTGCTGCTCGATGGTGGTGGAGTCTGTTACCCTGCTTACGCCCTCTGCCACGAGAGCGTAGCGGCTGTAGGAACCGCTGGTTCCTACTTGCTGAAGCTGATATTTTTTCTGTTTCATGTCATAAATATACTGGTAAGCCCAGGAACTGGTGAATGTAGATGTCCGGAACGGTGCGAACCTCGGCATTTGCCGGATTGACGAGGCGGTGGAAACCGCCTCGCCAACTGCTGCCCCTGACCAGCCATCCTGTATAGTCGACGGTCTCGCCGTCTGATGTCCACGCCTTCAGGTTAATGGTAGAGCGGTCTCGCTCTGCCTTGGCCAGTAGACGCAGCACCTCTGTGAGGTGGTAAGCCGTGCGTCTCATCAGTTGAAGGTGTTATCAAAGGTGTTGTCGAAGATACGGCCGGCTCGCTGCAGGTCAAGCACGTTGTGCTGGCGCTGGGCGTAGGTGTAGCTGAAGGTGAAGCGTGGCACGCTGTCGCGCAGGTTGTCGCGCTTGGACTTTGAGTCAGAGAGGGTGACACGCTTGCCCACCTTGGCTACCCCGCCGATGAAGTTGACCAGATAGACCTCGTCTGAGCGGAAGAGATCATCTGCCCAGTTTGCCATGTCTGTGCCCAGATAGCCAGTATCGGCGTTGAAGGTGCGCTGCTCTGTGATGCGGTAGTTTACCCTGATGCCGCCCATGTAGGCTGCATCGCGGGTGTACTGCGGGTCTACTTCGTGCTTGCCTGTGCAGTAGATGAGTTCCTGACAGCCGAAGCTGTTGGTGAAGAGCAGAGTAGGCGCCACATCACGCTCCTCGCTGTCTATGATGAAGGTCATGGAGCGTGAGCCTGCCTCTACCACGTAGTAGAGAAGGTCGGTGTCCTCGGTCTCGAAACGAGACGGAGAAACGTCGATGGTGGTGTAGAGGTCGTTGCCGCCGGTGGCTGGTGCGGTAAACAGTTTTGTGGTTTTGTCGGAATAGTGTGCGGTGACCTGTGCCGCTTCCTTGCCCATGTAGTGGAGATACTCAAGTCGCCCCATGTAGGTGGTCTTGTGTCCATCGAGCAGGGTGAGGAAGTGGGTGGTGAGGAATGTAGAGCAGTCCACGCCCACGATGTCTACGGTAGAATAGTAGACCTGCAGGTTGGCTGTCTGCGTATCGGTGACTGTTTCCGAGTCGGTGTCTCCGGAGTCCGGAACCTGTTGCTCGGCGATGGTGATGGTGGCTGTGACTGCCAGCCTCCGGCGTGCATAGGGACGGAAGATGTCGGCAAGGTCGCTCACTCTGACCTCTCCATCGGCAGGATAGAGATACTCATCGTAGATGGTATCATCACCTATCTTGATGGTGACGAGCAGGCGGGTCTTGGCCGTAAGCATGTCGATGTCGGGGATGTTCTCAAGGAAGAAACTGCCCGACGGAAGTGATGTGATGGTCATATATTATCTTTTTTGATGCAAAGATAATATGGAGATGGTAAAAAATCGAGTAGGAGGAAAACGAAGCAGTTTTCTTCCTACTTTCGTTTTCCGACCTC